TTCCTCTCATAATTTTCAAATCATCATCACTGTATCCACAAGCTTCAGCAAAATCGATCATGATCTTGAAAGCTGCAGAAGTCAGTTTTGCGGCCATGCGCAAATCGTACTTGGAATAATCTCCAGCAACAATGCGGTCTTCTCCAAACTTCTTAATGAAGGCCTGCAACTGTTCCCATTCTGGTCCTTGGGAATTAATCCCCACGGCACATTCAGACACCAAAGGGAAAAGAGACATAATCCTTGCAATTGGGAGGAAATACTCCCGTACTGCGAGCTGCAACACCAATGGAGCTGCCTGAAACACTCGAACTTTAAGGACTTCCAACCAAGTTGCTTCGTCCTTCAGGCACCCCTTGAATACAGGGTAATACCTTTGTCCGCTTCTCAAACAGCCTTTAAATCTCCTCAATTCTTCCCACACCCATGGTTTAAATGTGCGTGGACAATTGTGCGTTTCATTAGGCTCCAAAAATAAGAGGAGATCCCATTTAGTACCAGTCAAAGGCAATCCTGGTGATGTCTTAGCTTTCATTGCATCCATAAAACGAATTCCATCTTGGCCAGAAACTATCTCAATTTCATCTAATTTCTTGACAGTTTCTATAATACCTTCTACACTAAGGACTTTCCAAAATTGGATTTGGTAATCCTGTACAGCAAGGTCTAACACATGTGTGTCAGGACCAATGGATGGGTTTGCTGAGTGTTCCAAACTCGCATACCAATTACGTTTGTCGAATGCTGGTTTCCCATATTCTTTTTCATGTCCACAAACTTCTGTGACTAAATCAGCAATGGGTGTGGAAACAACGTTACTGTGGTAAGTATTTCTTCCAACACAAGTCCCGAAATATCGTATATTTGTGTCCTCCGGCAAATAGTTCAACGGAGATTTGGAATGTACCTCAGGACAAATGAAATATTCAATTCCATAATGAGCAGTATACGCAATCCCTTCACTGTGATGTTCAAGCGCAGACACATGCTTCGAGTAATACTCAGCTCGCATGTACTCATATTCGTCCAAAGTAATGGATACTCCACAACCACTTGTTGTTCCGGTAACACCACCAATATGAAATCCAGTGATCTGTGGTGCTCGTACATCAGCTACAATAGCTGCCATGCACATACCGGGAAAAGTGTCTGTCGTTTTATACTCCAACGCATAACCCGTAAATTTCCTAACACCATTGGACACTATACTGTTCTTAGCGTATCCAATATCTTCCAGAAAAGTGTCATCCTTATTCTGGTAAGCCATACGAAAAGGAAATTCGGGCAAATCGACCAACGGGAGGTAAGGGCGCAAATCTTCAAATGGGGCCGTCGAACAACACTGCACAAGTGCAATGTCTTTCGAATGGTGGATTGCTGCTCCTTCCATGCGGAAACGCTCGCGAAAGCGAGCTCCCCGAACTTGTTCTCCACGTCGATAAATCGTATATTCAGTCACGTCTTTAGTCAGACAATGATAAGGCAACAAAAGTTCATTTGAATTTAAGAAAAACCCATTGGTTTTTCTAGCTCTTCCATCTACTTCAAAGCTTATGTATACAAGGTTTTTCCTCACCTTGCGCATGAGTGTTTCTACATCAATGCATTTAGACTTGTCTGAAGACGGAAGTTCTTCAGGTATCGTTTGTGCCCATTGATCTCCTTCTTTGTCACGCTCCTTAATATCTGCCATAGATTTAGGAGAAATGTTACCATGAGGTTGCATGATCTTGGAAGCTTTGTAGGCCTTGTAAGCCAAAGCAAATCCTGTCAACATTACAGCACCACATGCTGCATACTTGAGAAATGAATCTCTGGTTCTTGTAAATTCAGTAGGTAATGCCCCGCGTCGACCGCGAAACTCTTCCAACACTTTCACATGAACCATCGTTGCATTCGTAACAATGAAGGGCCAAATCAACAAAATGTCAAAAATGGCAAAAATTCTCCAATTTAGTACAAGGAGAAATAAGGACATACAAAACAAAACCAATAGTTGCCAATACTGCATGAGAATTGCCCTGCGTCGTGTGAAAAGCAAATAGCGACTAAACCAAATGGAATCAGCCACTGAATCTGGAAGCCAATCTGTCCATGAAAATAATGAAAAGAAGGCTAACCTAGAATTCAGTTCACACAATTGCTTATTTGTTCTACTGGCTAACCAGGACTTGAAAGATCGAAAGCACGGTTTACACCGATCCAATACACGACCTAATGCCCAATTGTAAATCCAGCCTTGAACAATTTCAGAACCAAAATGTGGTTCATAAGCATTTTCAAAACATGCCTCGCAAAATTGCTTGAGGCAGTTATGTTCACACAGTTCAATTTCTTCACGCAAATTTCCGTGATTTTCAACAAGCTCCTTCTGATCCGCAAAATGCTCCTGAGATTTTTCGATATGGAAATTCAAAGACTCAACGTACGACATATTCCTAGTCGGTCTATCTTTCCACTCGAAATATTCCCACATTTCATTTCCCCAATACTCCAAATCGACGGAGTAGGCGTCAGGAATTGCTGGAACTCTCCCACCATTCAGAGCTTTGCACTTTTTGGTGGAAAATCGATTACTCTCAGCATATTGGATCTTAAGCTTGGGTTTCATTCGAATACCGCGTCTCTTGGCGGATCCTGGTTCATTCGAAAGTTTGTCAAAAAGCAAATTGTCTAGGTTAGAAGTGGTGACCATCATCTTAGGTCTCCAAATCACTTTACCTTTCTCATTCGATTCTGATTTGGGTACATACGAGACTACATTATTACAAATCTCAATAATATACTTCAAAGGATT